ACCAACTTTAATGGTCCCTGATGTTGGAAATCCTGTGGTCGATGTAAGTGTTATTGAAGTACCGGATCCTCCTGTACCTGCAGTATCATCATTCAGTCCTCCGTTTAACGTGCTAAATACTTGTTGTCCACCACCCCAAAGTCCTGTGCCCCAACCAAAGCCATAAGTAAAATTTAAGCTTCCTGGTTTTACATAAGGGTTTACAACTGCAGAACCACTTCCGTTGACCGTTGTCCCTGCTTGTGAAGCCATTTCAATTGTAAATTCATCACTATTAGGTACAGTAATAACTTGAAATGTATTTGTTTCAAAATTAGCTGCTGAGTATCCTGCGCCAACTGGAGGAGTTACAGATGTAAAAGTAAACAAATCACCTGCTTCTAATCCATGTGCCGGTTTATTAACAGTTACTGTTGCATCATTATTTACAGTATCAAACGTGCAACCTGTTAAAGCAGTGTCTAATGGAGTAATATCATAAAAAGAACCCTCATAATAAATTACTAAAACTTTATTTGTTCCGATTGCAGCGTATCTTCTTCCATCAAGATCTGCCCAAATAAATTGCTCTCTTGCTGCACCTACTAAAGTGCTGCTTAAAATTTGTTCCCAACCACCAATTTTTTCAGGAAGACCATATCTAAATCTTACAAAATCACCATCAGTCCATTGACCTTCTGCTCCTACTTCTGTGACTTGTTTGTTAAAACCGGGTTGTATCAATACATTTGTTAAAGGCATTCTATATTATACCATTGTTAGCCTTTAAGATAAACCTGTTAGGTTTTGGGTTCATTTTTATCTATTAAATTTTTCAAAGCATAACAAGCATTGGTAAAGGCAGTAGAAATAGCCTCTAGAAGGGTTCTTGTTTCTGGATAAATTACGGTTAATTTTTTATTTTTTTCTATTAATTTTATTTCTTCTTCTGTAAATTCTATTATGAAAGCATCTTTATAATTTAAGAATCTCATTGTTTAAATCCTAAATATTTTCTTTTATCATATAAGTAATCTTTATATTTACCATTTTTTTCTACATAATGTAAAAATATCTGAGCATTAAAATCACCATCATATTCATCTCTCCAATGAGATACACCTGCACCATAATACAAAATCCCATCCTTTGGTTTAATAATATATTTTTTATCACCAATAAAAATAGGCCATTCTTTATCACTCTTAACATTTACACTAACTGTTATTTCACATGATGGTCTATCAGTGTGTTTAAGTAATTTAGAAAACCTAGTGTACATTCTCCAAAAACTATAAGTTGGTAACAATTCTTTGTTAAGATGTTTTTCTACTTTTTTAATTTTAGATATTAAGATACTATCCATTAAAGGACAGCCGTATTCAAATGTTTCTCCTAATGAAGTTTGTGTATCATCAAAGTCAGTGTTATTTGACTCATGAAAAATTTTCATATAATTCCATAACAAATTATTTTCATCTTCTTTAAGAAAGTCTTTTATATAAATTACACTACCCATGATACGATACAAAATCTTGTCCCCTCTAATACAGTGTCTGCTGCGTGTGGATATAAAAAATTACTTGGCCACATAACAATACTGCCTGGTGATGGTTGCACTTCATAATACACTTCGCCATTTGGTTTATAAAATTTTAAGTAACCACCTTGAAAATCATTATTTAAAAAAATAATTATAGATAATTCACGATGTATTGCTCTACAAGAATCTACGTGTGGTTTATAAAAACCACCTTTTTCATATTTAAGTAAACTTACTTCTTGTACAAGCGAAATACGAAAATCTCCATTGGTTTCTATTTTGTATTTTTCTACTGCTTTTATTATTTTAGCACAAATATAATTATACCAATGTGTCTCCGTAAATGTTCTATTTATATTTAAATTATAATCTTTTGCATTTCTTATATTTTGATCTACATTTGAACTATAGTTTTCTTTAGTAGCTCCTGCACCAACAACACTTGTGTCCTTAAATTTATAATTAGCAAAATTTCTTAAAAAAGCAGAAACTTGTATTGGTGAAAGAAAATTTGGGTAAACTTTTATAAACTCTTTTAATTCCATGATTTTTTTTTCCAAAATAATTTTTCATAATATTTAGTCAGCTTTGAACCCATTGTAAAGAATCTTCTTGAGTGTTCTCTTTCTGTTATTTCACTTATATCCATTTTCCAATTTTCATTTTTAAATGGAAAAGCAGTTGCAATTGGCGTACCTTTTTCAAGTAGCCAAGTTCCTTCTTTTTTAAAAACACATGGAAAATTTACTTGAACTTGATGATCTCCATCAACTATACCTGCTAAAATTTCAAATCTATCATCAGGTCTATTTAAGGGTGGTAAATATAAAACACTATAATCTTTTGGTACTTCAACTATCCATGGATTTATAATTTTATAAATTGGAACCATTTTATTAGTCACTGCAAAAGGACAAGTGCTTCCACCAACTTGACTTAACTTATGTATTTCATTTCCTCTATTTACATTGACCTCACGAACCAAAGTATGATCTTGAACATGACCATTTATATTTATCCAAGTATTTAACTTATTGTCTATTCTAGGATCAGGGGTATTAAAGTTAATTTCTTGATCAATTGGATTTTTTATTATGTAACCTGTTACTAAACTATCAAGAAAAGGTTTACAATTTTTTATGTTTAAATTTTGGTAATCACCAACTTTAATGTTTTTATACCATTCAGGTATATTAAACTTACCCGGTGTTGGGTGAATTGATTTGTCTTTTATTATAAATTCGTGAGCTTTAAACTTTATTATGTTGCGCATGGTATCTCACCAGCTGGTGAGGGTACATTTATACCATTTTTGTTTAGAGCGTCAAGCCAAACAGATGCAGTTACTGGCCATGTTATACTGTCCAAATTTATATTTTCTAAAGTAGATTTATAACCACTCCAAGTGCTCGGAACGTTTGGCCAATTTTTTTGACAATGATCAATATTTTTTATTAATTCTTGTATTTTTTCTTCACACATTTCTTTTGTAATTTCATGTGATGGCACATCAGAATTATTAACAATAGTTGAAGAAGTTTCTACATCTTCAAACTTTTTAGTTAATGTAATTACAACTGCTTCGTAATCCGAATCTGATATTTCTACAGATGATTCAGCTCCGTAATTCATCCACCAATTTTTAGCTTCATCAGTTTCAACTATTCCGATTCTTTTATTTTCATTATTAAAAATTATATGTTTAGCCATAAGTATTACCCGTTATCAAAAATTATTAAACCACCGCTGGAACCGCCTTCTCCAACACTAGCCATTGCAGGTGGTGAAGTTCTTCCAGCTCCACCTTGTCCAACTACGGTATTTACATAAAAACCTGTGTCTTTGTATAAACTACTTATATCAATACCACCTGGAACTGTACCAACCGATCCTGGGTTACCTGGTTGACCCCCTTGTCCACCATTAGCAGTTACACTTAATCCGGGTACAGTTGTGGCGTTACCACTTGTTCCAGCAGGACCACCTGGGTTAGATCCACCTCCTCCAGTTCCAATCGTAAAAGTATATGAAGTTGATGCATCAACGTCTTTTAAAAATTCTCCAGCTCCACCTTGTCCACCAGGTCTTCCATCTGGTGCTGGGTTTGTGCCTCTTCCACCACCGCCACCACCAATGGCAAAAAATCTTGCTTTCGATGCGTTTCCTGGTGTTGTGTAAGTTCCTGGACTTCTTGAAAAACTTCGTAATGCAAATCCACCACCAGCAGCTCCTGAAGCAGCACCTGTTAATCTACCTTGTGCGTCTACAGTAATTGTTGCAACCGTATAAGTACCTGCAGATACTGCAGTGTTTGCTAATTGGTCTGGACCAACAGCATCATCAGCAATCTTAGCTTGTGTTACATTTTTATTAGAAATTTTTGCAGTTAGAACTGCATTGTCAATTATTTTAGCAGAAGTAACTGCGTTATTAGAAAGTTGTGCAGCTCTTACAGCGTTAGCTGCAATTTTATCATTGTCTACAGCATCGTCTGCTATTTGTGCAGTTCCAATGCTACCACCTAAAGTATCTAAAGAAATTTCAGTTAGGTTTGTACCATCTGTGTAAGCAGCATAAATTTTTTGTGCATCAGGACTAAATCCAGTTCCTGAAGCTGTTTTAATAGTTAGGTTTGTTGGGTTAGTAACTAATCTACAATCAAAAATATAAAATTTTTCTATTGAATCAGGAACAGTACAAACAGTTGAAGATCCAGCAGTTATTGTTGCAAATTTTATTACAAGATTTCTTGCGTTTGAAATAGCACCATCTGACATTGCTAAAGCAACAGTACCACCTGATGAAAGTGTTATTTGTTCAAAACCTGCTACAGCTTGTTGAATTAAGTTTAAGTTTGTATTTGTTTTATCACCCCATGTACCAGCGTTTTCACCGGTTACCATCAATTCTAGTTTAAGATCAGATGAATAAGTTGATGTCATAAATTTTTTCTCCTAAATTGTTTTAATTATACCTTTATCACGCAGCTAAATCAACCTCTGTCCAAGTATTAGAAACACCTAAATCTATTTCAGCCCACGCAGTTATGTTAACAGATCCTACAGAAATAGTGCTTGAAATACCTGTAACATCAATGTTTGCTAAACCAGTGACTGTTACTGAACCGATTGAGCTTGATAATTGTTGTCCTCCAACTCCTACAGTTTGAGCCGGAATTTCAGTATGCTGACCTAATGACATTGTAGCTGTTTGGCCTGTCACAGGCTCAGTCGTAGTTTGAACTAACGTAAAAGTGCCTAATGTAAATGTGGCAGATATACCAGTTACATCTACTGGCGTTTTTAAACCAGCCACAGTGGTTCCAATAGATCCTGTTAATGATCCAGCACTTGTTACAGTGACGTTTGCATCTGCATCAAAAGATAAAGCACCTATAGTAAAATCGAGCTGATCTTCCGCTGCAAAAACAGTTATATCTTGATCAATCTGTAATGAGAAGTTTCCAAAAGTTGAAGTTAATTGACCTGCACTAGTGACAGAAACAGTTACATCAGTCTTACCTACTGCAGCACCAATTGAAGATGTCATCGATTGGCCTGTTGGAATAACAGAATATGCTGCACCCCAAGCTAAATTACCCCAAGCTCTTCGACCCCAACCTATTCCTGTTAATTCAGATTCATCAACTGTCGCTGTTCCAATACTTGAAGTTAAAGATATTCCTGTATTAGGAACTCCTATTCCAACAACCGTGCTTCCAACACCAGCAGACATAGTTACAGGTCCAGCTGTAACTAAAGCAGAAGTGCCCCCTACAGTAGTTCCTTGTGATGATGTTATTTGTATTCCAGTTACACTTACATCTGCATTTGCAGTGACAGTAACTGAACCTTGTGATGTTGTTAATGAAAGACCTGACCCACCCCAGTCATTTGAACCCCAGGTAGATTGACCCCAATATTCAGAGCCTGGCGACTGAACTTTAACAGTAATATCAGCCACTAGGCTCCTCCTTTAAATTAAGCTAATCTCAATATAGCAGCAGATGTTGTGAATGCCGGAAACTGAACTGTAAATGTTCCTGAAGTTGCAGTTTTGTCTCCACCAAAATCTAACACAGCCACTGCATCAGTAGTATTTGAACCACCATCAGTTGTCGTATTATAAATTAAAGCACCTCTAGCTGTTAGAGTGACACCTACAAAAGATAAGTCAGCAAAATCTGTAATAGCCACAGATGAAGAAACTTTTACACCCTGGTTAACTAAAGCTTTACCACCAGCAGAATAACCTGACGGAGATGATACTTCGTTTGCAGTTGCATAATTCGTAGTTGATTTACCTAATGTAGCAGAACTTGTATACATCGCTAACTTATACGTGTCAGATGATGTGTCAAAGTCATGCTTTCCTTGTAGTAATTCTTTTTTAAAAGAATCACAAATTGCATTTGTTGTTATTGCCATTATTGGCCTCCTTTAATAAGTTGTGTTTGGACTAGGACTAGGTATTTTTACTCTTGGAACACCATCATCATATTCCGCACGTCTTCTTCTACCCATTTGTTGTAGGGCAAAATTCTGTACTTCTTCATTGTACTTGCTTTGGTATAGATTGTACATATCCATGGGTCCTTTTAAAAATCTAAAACATTCTGTTAACACCCCATGTAAAAGCATAGACTCTTGATACTTTGCTAAAAAAGTTTGGTTAGTTGAAGTAAATTCTGGTGGATCTTTAATGTAATTTATTTGTACTGTATCTGCAGAAGCTGGAGTAGGAGCTACAATTATGTTGAAATCATCCCAATTTGCATAATATTTTGGTGTGCCTTGTGTGCCTGAACCGTTAAATTCAGAAATAAAACTTGTATCTCTTTTTTCTAGAAAAGTTCTGTTACCACTAGAATCCACGAATTCTACTGATCGTAATATTAATAAATCAGATGGTAAAGAAACAGCTCTGTTACCCGCTGTAAAATTTGATGTGGCATATTTTCTAAGATCATCGTAATCTACTTTACCCGCCACATCTAACTCTACGTTTCTTATAAATTCTTGTATTTGTGAATCAGATAATACTGTGCTTCCAACCTCTGTATAGTTTCTTATCTGTGTTAAAAAATTTGCGTGTGTTATTGCCATTATGTTATACTAACTCCTACGTTTCCAATTAAAGAAATTAATTCTCTTCTTCTGTTTTGTAATGATGGATCCTCAGGAACCATACTATGTATTGTAGTAGTGATTCCATTAGTTGTTACTTCAAACTCTTGTGTTTTAAAAGCAAAGTCTCCAGGTAAAGTTAAATTTGCTATACCAACAGATGCACCTCCAGAATTAGATGATGTAACATCGTTTTGAAATTCAACAGTTGGTTGTTGGAATCTTTGTGGTCTTGCGTTTTGTAATGCAATTGCATCTGTAACAGCTTGTCTTCTTCTAATTTGAGGATGTTTAGGCTCAAACTCTGATATATGCACAAAAGAACCATTCCATTCTTTTACCATTTCAGTATAAGGAAAAGCCTGACCTGATCTGTCAGAAATAGCTAAAGCTTTTTTACCTGTTGCATATTTTCCCATATTTATACTCCACTTGGATAAAATGATTGTGGTGATAGATAGACAGATGTTCTTTGACCATCTTCATCTAACGCTCTTTTCAATTCATCTTCATAAATTAATTTGTTTTGTTGTACTAATTGTGGCGCTACTTTCATAGCGAGATAATACGCCAATCCTGCACACATACATGGCAAAAATCTATAAACAACATCTGCATCATTATGATACCCACCTGCATCTTCTATTCTTTTTAATACATAATATTTTAAAACTGTATATGTGCTTAAGTTAGGAGCTTGATATAAATAAATTTTTGGTGTTGTTTGTCTTTCGACATAATATTGTGAAGGTTGTCCAGTTGCTAATTTGTTTGGTAGAGCTGCATAAGCAGACCTGTCTATTTTTGTTAAAGATATATCTTGAGTGTTTGCATTATCAGACGCTGTCGCTGTTGATGAAATAAAAGCTTCTAAAACATCACTTACGTCAGAGGCTACAGAATACTCTGCTTGTCCCGATACCAAAGCTGATTCATTTAAATCAACTTTCCACAAATGAATACCTCTATTACCCCATTCAGAAAAAAGAAGATTTAAACTTCTTCTTGCAGATTTTAAATCATAACCTGAAGTGGTTGTTATAGAACATCTTTGATAACCCTCTTGAATAATATCATCAATGTTTAAATTAAATCCTGTAGATCCTGATGTTGCCATGTTAGTTTAATTTTTTCCTTTGTGTTTTTCTGTTAATCATTTCCGTAGCTTTTCTTTTTATGCTTTGACCATAATCAAAAACACCTCTTCTTAATTTTCTTCCTACTTTTGTCATATCTTTTCTTCCAGTTTTTCTAGCTTCTTTAACAAGAAATTGAGACATGTCTAAAAGCCTAGAAGCTTTAACTCTTTGTGTATCCATTTTTTGCAAACCTCTTAAAAATTTTTTATCTTTTGTAGATTTTTGAGCTTTTTTACTTTTGTATGCTTTGCTTGTTTCTGTTAAGGCTTTTTTTCTTTCAGCTTGATATGGCTTTGACTTTATCATTTGTCTCATACCTTTAATTCTTAAAAGACCACCTAATAGCATTTGTTTTTTGTACATTATTAAATTCCTTTTAAAAATTCTCCATAATAATTTTCATAACTTTTATTTGATATATAATTACCATCTAACTCAGATTTTATATAACTTCCTACATAAGGTTCCTTAACTTTCATTTGAGCATCACCAGGAGCTTTAGAAGTAGTTTGTTTGAACATGGCTCTACCCATTGCTGCTTTTTCTACTCCTTTAATTTTTCCTTTATTTTTTGTGGCATAGAAAATTTGTTCACCTTTTTTGTTACCATATTCACCTTTCATGGCTTTCATAATTTTCCGACCTTTTTTTGTAAGTGGCATGTTTCTCCTTTTTCCGATTATATAATCTCTTGGATTCTATCACTTTTGGTTTATAAGTTCTAGACCTTAGTTTTTTAGCTATTGGATTTTTTGACATTTTGTATATAGTTTTTAAACATGACCGAAATAGATAATTTTCTCAACACTAATATATGTAAGTATTTAATAGATTTCTTTGTATCATATAAAGGTAAATTAAAACAATATGGAGATCGTAAAATAATACAGCTTTTGGAAATACAAACAGATGATAAGATTATTTTAGATATTATAACTTTATATAAAAAAATCAGACCTACCCAAAAACTTAATAATATAGAACTTATTTGTTGGCCAGGAAAAGGTTCACATAATTGGCATAATGATATTATATATTATGATGAAACAACAATTACTTATCTCAATGATAATTATGTAGGGGGAAGAACTTGGGTAGATAAGTATGAAGTACAACCAAAGACAGGTAAATTAATATTGTTTGATTCTAATATAGA